GACAGCCTCCATCGGATAGATGTCAAACGTGTAAAGCGGGCGGTTGCGATCGAGCTCGTGGAAAAACATCGTCAGCCCGCCGGCAAACGTACCGAACTCCACGATGACCTGCGGCTGCAGGCAGGCAATCTCGCGCTCCATAATCAGAAGCGAGTCCTCCTCATGGCTCATTTTGGTCTCAGCGTACCGGCCTTCCTGAATCCGGCTCTTTATCCAGAATCTCATTTTTGCGTAGTCCTTGTGGTATTCGTCCAAGCCAGTGCTCCGCCCGGAGCGTATTTCGTAATACCCCGCATCCTAAAACGGAGAACCGGTCTTGTCATTTCCACACCTCCGTCTCCGCCATGACGGGCGCGTACTCGTACCGGTATAGGTAATCCCAGTTATAATGCTGGCGCATGAACGTTTTTGACATTAGCGATTCGTTCTGCTGAAGCCTGCCGAGCAGAATAAACGCAATATCGTGATAATATTTTTCCTCGTTATCAATGTTGTGCTGCCGCAGGTGGGATCCGAAATCGTGATACACGCCGCAGTTGCCGCCGACCTCGCGCATCATGTCGAGCGACTTGTTAAGCACCGGCATGACACCCGAAAGCCCTGCTTCCGGCAGCACCAGGCCGAAGCTCTCCTCGCGGGTCGGAAAAATGAATACGTTCGACAGCAGCATCAATTCGCGCAGCATGCGCCTCGGAATGCCGACATCGAACTTGGGGCTCTGAAAATCGGACGTAAAGATAAGCTCGGTCCCCGGGTCGACATCGTTCTGCAGCGCGATAGTCTTATACTGGTTGACCGATTCTTTCTGCTGCCGCCCGGTGGCCCACTGTGCGGCGATCACCAGGCAGATTTTGCGGCCCAGCTTTTTCATGTTCGAAAAGATCAGGATCACCTCCCGCACCCGCTTGGCAGAAAGCCGGTCTACTGAAGCCGGATATACCTGCACAACATCGGCCTGCATCACGGCTGAATATTGCTTGATGAACGCGCAGGTGTCCTCTGAAAAATCAAACCATGTCCGGGGATCTTTGATATGATGAATCGCCCGTACATCATCGATAACGCCCCGGTACTGCTCTGCCACGAACAGCCGCTCGGTTTTATTCGGGAACACCAGCTTGTGGTTCGAGCCAAACAGGCGGATGTTCCACCAGTCCTTTAGACCGGTCGGCACACTGTGAATCCAGTGCAGCCATTTCGGTTTTAGCCCCTGGGAACCTTCGCGCACCCCGACGCAGTACGGCAGGTTCCAGCCGGTAAACACGATGTCGTGAGTGAACACAACATCCATGTCAGCCATTTCGTTTTTAACCATGTCCTTGGTCTGCTGGACCGTCTTGCGATGCTCCTCTGTAATCTGGGCCTGAGACGTATAGTCTTTAAGGTGGGCAAACGGAACCGACTTATGAATGTTGACGGCGTCGTGGAACGGAAACTTCGGGTTGAACTGCGTGCACACGAAAAGGTGCACCTCATGGCCGTACTCCACCAGCATGCGAGCCTGGTCGCTGACAATGCCGGTCAGCGAGTATCCGGGGTTAAAATCCTGAAAGGTTGTAAGAATTGCGACTTTCTGCTTCATTTGGGATCCTCCTTGGGTTGGATTGCGGTGCTTTTTTGCTTATATATCCGAACACTCGGACGTTCAATCACAATTAGAGGTCTCTTATCTGAAGATAGACGTCCACCTCCCAGGTATTACCCCCGTCGGTTACGATCTTAAACGTAATCTTGTAAGGCGACTCGGCTTCGATAGTCGTGTCCTTCTTGACCCGCACCTTGACCTTGGTGGTATCGTCAACAGCGATACCCGCAGCGTCTATAATATCGGCCGCGTTGCTGCCATTTACGTCCACCGCTGTCACCGAGCAGCTGCCGATCACAATGCTTTCCTCGCCGCTGATAACGTTGGTGATTCCGCCCCGAATCCAGAAAGTTTCCCCGGGCTGCTTGACTAAAGTGTGCATTATAATCCCCTTTCGAAATCTGTTGTTCGATCCTCGGCTTCGAACGTATCCGTATACGATTCCCGCTCGAATGTATAGGTTTCCATAGCGCCGGCCTCGAATGTGCTGGTGTAGGACTCTCGCTCAAAGGCGCTGGTATAGGCTTCCCGCTCGAAATCGTAAATAGCTTCGGCGTACGCGAACGGGCTGGTGGTCGTCGTGGAGCTGGAGCTTGTCACCGTGCTCGACGAACTGGTGGTGCTCGACAGGGTGCTCGTCGTCGACAGCGTGCTTGAAGTGCTCGATGTTGTCGTAAGCGTCGATGTCGTCGAGCCCGTACTGGAAGTCGTCGAGCTGGTCGATGAAAACGTGCTGCTGGTAGTAGTGCTTGCACTGGTGCTCGTCGTGGTGTGTGTGCTGGTCGTGCTGGTGTGCGTCGAGCTCGTGGTCGATTCCGTGCTCGATGTCGTCGAGCTTTCCGTACTGCTCGTAGTCGAAGCCGTCGAACTGGTGGTCGTATGAGTGCTGCTCGTTGTCGATTCCGTGCTCGATGTCGTGCTGGTGCGCGTCGAGCTAGTCGTGCTCAGCGTACTTGATGTCGTCGAACCGGTGCTGGAGGTAGTCGAACTGACGCTGCTGCTCGTGGTCGACAGCGTACTTGACGTGGTCGTATGGGTTGAGCTGGTACTAGAAGCCGTACTGGAGGTTGTCGAGCTTGAGGTCGTGGTCGAGTGCGTCGTTGCCCCCGGCGCAGTCGAGGATGTCGTTGACAATGTGCTGCTGGTCGAAGCTGTCGAGCTGGTCGAACTGGTGGTGCTTGCCGTGCTGCTGGTTGTGGTGTGCGTACTGCTCGTAGTCGAAGCCGTCGAGCTTGTGGTCGAAAAAGTGCTGCTGGTAGTAGTGCTCGCACTGGTGCTTGTAGTAGTGTGCGTCGTTGTTGAACTTACCGTCGAACTGGTGGTTGACGTCAGACTGGAAGTCGTCGTCGTGCGCGTCGAGCTGGTAGTCGAAGCTGTCGAGCTGCTGGTAGTCGTCGAGATGGTGCTGGAGGTTGTCGACGTCGAGCTGGTGGTCGTCACCGGGGCAAAATCGAGCACCACATCTTCGATATACTTGATTGCCCCCGGAGGAGCCGTCGTCGTTGTCGTCAACGTCGAGCTGGTCGTGCTTGCCGTCGAGCTTGTCGTACTTGCCGTGCTTGACGTCGTGCTGCTCGTGCTCGTGCGCGTGCTACTGGTGGTCGACAGCGTCGATGAAGTTGTGCTCGTGTGTGTCGAGCTGGTCGTGGACAACGTACTACTGGTGGTGCTTTGCGTACTGCTGGTCGTCGAAACAGTGCTGGAGGTCGTCGACGCCGTACTTGATGTAGTCGTATGCGTGCTGCTGGTGGTCGACAGCGTACTTGATGTAGTCGTATGAGAACTGGTCGTCGTGCTCTGCGTGCTGCTGGTCGTTGACGCCGTTGTCGAACTGATTGTCGAGCTGGTGGTCGAAAAGGTGCTGGTAGTCGTCGAACTAAATGTTGTCGATGCCGTCGAGCTGGTAGAAGTTACCGTGCTCGAACTGGTCGTGCTGGTATGAGTAGAGCTTGTTGTCGTCGCCGTCGAGCTGGTGGTACTTTCTGTGCTTGAAGTCGTGCTGCTGTGTGTTGAAGTCGTCGTTGTATGCGTGCTGCTCGTTGTTGACGCGGTGCTGGAGCTTGTCGAACTTGAGGTCGTCGATGTCGTCGTGGTGACAACTTCATCGTACTGAACCGTTATATAGACATGATCGGCCCTTACAACTGAAGCCGCCGTGGCGGTTAAGGTTACCGCCGCTAAATTGATAAGCGTCCAGGTACCGAAACTGCCGACCTGATCGGAACCCGATTGAAGAGACCAAGAAGCTGGAAAGTTTAGCAGGTTATCGAAGCTGTAGTAACTGCTGCCGTCATTATTTGAATAATTGATCTGAATATCACCTTTGCCATCATCCGAATAGCCATAGATGCTGAAGATGACGCTAGTGATCGTGCCAAGATCAGAAGACTCGTCGAACGTAACCTTGTTGCTGACAGAGTTCTTAGTCGAGCATTGTACGTAGCTGCCGTTCTGGGCGTTTATATAGGGCGAAGTTCCAGAACCAGCCCAGTTGCCGCCGTCAGTCCAGCTATTGGCATGTAGTACAATGCTGCCCATTATTCTTCAATCCTTACTTGGACATATCCGAGACTGTAAAACGATCCCGTGTAATCCTCAAACGATGCCGCCAGGCAATCTTCTTCGGTTGCCCCCTGTCGGTACTTAATAGTCGGTGTATTCCCCGAGCGATATTTATTGACTGTAATACGGGCATGGTTTCCGACTCCCAAGTTCCATACCGGGGACACCATGTATTCCTCTGTCTCAAGCTCTAAGCGTTCAAGATCACCGCTGCCGGTCACCGCTCCCGTACCGGTCCATGTAGCAAAATCTTCAGCCGCATCTTCATCGATGTCGGTATCGTGACCCCAACAGACCGTCTGCTGCGGAACCGTTACAGATGTTGTCGTGGTACTCTGCGTGGTGCTGGTTGTCGAGGCTGTACTGCTACTGGTACTTGCCGTCGAGCTTGTCGTACTGGACGTGCTCGTGTGCGTGCTGCTGGTGGTCGACTCGGTAGATGATGTCGTCGACAGTGTGCTGCTCGTTGTCGAGAACGTCGATGATGTCGTGCTGCTGCTGCTCGTTGTACTGGTGTGCGTCGAACTGGTAGTCGACAGCGTGCTGCTTGTGCTGGTATGCGTAGAACTGGTCGTGCTCAGCGTGCTCGACGTGCTTGTATGAGTGGAGCTTGTGGTCGACAGCGTTGACGAAGTCGTTGAGAATGTTGATGAAGTCGTGCTGGTGTGCGTCGAACTTGTGGTCGACAGCGTCGATGAAGTTGTGCTCGTGTGCGTCGAGCTGGTGGTCGAAGCCGTAGAGCTGGTGGTCGTATGGGTAGAACTGGTCGTGCTGCTCGTAGTCGTATGGGTGCTGCTCGTCGTTGATAGCGTCGAGCTTGTCGTCGTATGAGTGCTTGAAGTCGTCGACTCAGTACTGGACGTTGTACTGGTGTGCGTTGAACTGGTGGTGCTTGCCGTGCTGCTCGTAGTCGTATGGGTCGAGCTAGTCGTTGAAGCCGTCGAGCTGGTCGTGCTCAGCGTGCTCGATGTGGTAGACGCGGTGCTCGATGTCGTTGAACTTGAGGTCGTTGTCGAATGTGTCGTCGCCCCCGGAGCGGTCGTCGAAGTCGTCGACAGCGTGCTGGAGGTTGATTCTGTAGAAGTGGTCGTATGCGTCGAGCTGGTGGTGCTCAGCGTGCTTGATGTCGTCGTATGCGTCGAACTGGTGGTAGAAGCCGTGCTGCTGGTCGTTGAAGCCGTTGTACTTGTGCTCGTGTGCGTAGAGCTTGTCGTACTCGCCGTGCTGCTGGTACTCGTATGCGTGCTGCTGGTCGTTGACACGGTGCTACTGGTACTGGTATGCGTCGAGCTGGTCGTTGAAGCCGTCGAGCTGGTGCTGCTTGTGCTGGTATGAGTCGAGGTTGTTGTCGTATGCGTGCTGGTCGTACTGGTATGGGTCGAGCTGGTGGTTGAAGCCGTCGAGCTGGTGGTGCTTGTGCTGGTATGAGTCGAGGTTGTTGTCGTATGCGTGCTGGTCGTACTGGTATGGGTCGAGCTGGTAGTGGAAGCTGTAGAGCTAGTGCTGCTTGTGCTCGTATGCGTACTGCTGGTGGTGCTTGCCGTAGAACTGGTAGTAGAAGCTGTAGAGCTGGTAGTGCTTGTACTCTCTGTCGAGCTGGTAGTAGAAGCTGTAGAGCTGGTAGTGCTTGATGTCGTCGTCGTGGAAGTTGTGGTACCTGAGTCTTCCGGAATCCAGCCACTTGTAGAGAGCTGGACATTATCGAAATAAGACTTTAAATCCGATGCAGCAGTTTTGCCTTTGCGTAAATAAATAAACTGGGCATTTCCAGCAGTGGTGGTTCCTGTTACAAGAGTTGTGCCGTTTAATTTTATTTCGCACGTGCCGCCGGATACATAATGAAAATCAAGGCGATACAGGTTCCCGACAGTGAACATGATGTCATCGCCATAAACATCACCACCACTATTTTCGATCACCCCCCGGAACCACATGTCACCCGACTCGTCTTTTTCAACCCAGACTTGCAATGCGGCGGCGCCGTCTGCTCCGATATGGACGTAATAATCAGGTGATGAGGCTACCTGTCCGGTCATATCTATCGGAACGACATCGACCCTTGCATATAATTCCGCATAGGTGGAATCAAAATTATTCTGGATTATAACGCCACTGGTGCCACCCGATAATTCAACGCATCGACTACCCCAATAGGGAAGCGACAGACCCGTTTCGGTTCTAACATCAGCAACGGATTTATCTTCATTAATTGTACCGCCGCCGCTATTTGTTTGTGCCCAGTCGCTACCGATACCGCTTGCAGTTTCATCAAAACCGGTTGCTTCAAACTGCTCGTTGAAGATCAATTCTCCTGGAGGAGCAGTTACGGTGGTGGTCGTTGTCGAAGCCGTCGAACTGGTAGTCGAAGCTGTAGAGCTGGTCGTCGTACTGGTATGGGTCGAACTGGTAGTGGAAGCTGTAGAGCTGGTGCTGCTTGATGTCGATGTCGTGCTGGTAGTTGAGGTTACTACAGAATATTCGACATCGAGATAACAGCGATCAACGTTGACGGTCGACGCCGAAGTCTGCGTCATGCGAGCGGCGGCATCGTTTATCTTCGCCCACGTATCGAATGTGCCGTCGCCGCCGCTTGCGACTGACCCTCTGTTAGAACCTTGCCGGGTTTCGTAGCCCGTAAGAAAATTCAGCTCTGTATTGGTTACAGGCCATGAGCTGCCGTTATTGTTTGACAACTCGATATTGATGTCGCCCTTGCCGTCGGTCGACAGCGCCCTGATGTAAAAATAGACGGCACCGATAGTACCGAGATCGGCCGATTCCTGAAATGTGAAAGTAGCGCTGACTTGGTTCTTAGAAGAGTTTGCTACGTAGCTGCTGTCCTGCGCATCGATATACGGAGATGAACCGCTTCCGGTCCAGTTAGCGTTGGTAGGAGAGCTGTTAGCGTTTAAGATTACGTTTGACACTCTCGCGCCCTCACAAGAATACCCATCACAACATTATAGAATTCTTTAGCAGCCAGGATGTCTTTCGTCTGTTTCTCGATCATCGCATCGATTACAAACTCACTCGGCTTTTCAAATACGGGGCACTCGGGGAATTCTCGATACGACAGCGGCGCATCGGCGCAGCCGCCCGGTTTCGTATCGTTGATTGCACAGAGATTGTCGCTCGTAAGAAAGGGGCAATGCCGGTTCATGTCTTCTTTCTTTTTAAGGCTTTTTTCGAAATAAAAACCACCCTGTCCCTTAATTGGGTAATTATCGATATAAAACACTTCTTTTAAAATATCCCAGCGCTTCTGCGTACTCCAACGCAGCACGTCCGACCAGCGGATGTCGATTGACCGGGACCGGCAGCAGTTCCCACACTTGATACACTTCATGGCTCTGGACTCGGCTCCCACCAATAAGTGTTGGTCGGATCAATTGGAGGCTCAGTTCCGATGCTACCCATCCACACCTTATAATTAAACGGAATCTCGGTATCGATCCTGTTCGGCATACTGAAAATATGAATCCGAATATGGTACGGCGTATCCGAAAGTGCGTTGTCGATAAAATTTTCAATAACGACTTCGGCCTGCGCGATTGTTACGTTCTGGTTAGGAAGCTGCCCGCCGTCAAAATACTTTGTAAGCTGCGCTTTAACCACCCCTTGATAACCAATATTGTGCTGTTCAAGAACAGGATCCCAGATTATCATCGCACTACTCCTTCTTGAGCATCTTTCCGCTGGGACCGGTTGCCATGTTTTTCAGGATATAAGCGATCCCCGCCGCAACGCTGCTGCCGAAAACGTTCCCCCAGGCAATGTTAAAACTCGGTGGAGTCTGTGATACCGCACTGTAGATGACCGTCAGAACACTCGTAAGAACGACGATCACCAGTCCCCTACCAAAGTCGTTAAGGTTTACTCTCCACAGCTTCGTGAAATACCCCATCTCTTTACATTCTTGTTCCTCAGGCATAGTGTCCTCCTTTACTGGTCGAGTGCTGCTTCAAGCTCCAATATATAATGAAACAGCTTTTCTGAATCTTCTTTCGTAAAACAGATATAGCCGTCATACTGGTACGTATCAATCACCGGCTTTATCGGTTTCACGGGTTTTGGGCAGCTTGTGCACCCGACCACCGAAATGGTCAGCAATAGCACCAGCAGGATCGTCGTGAGCGCGGTCAGCTTCCCTTTGCCGTTTGCGAGTTTTGAATGCACGAGACAGCCCTCCAATCAATTTCTTGAACCCCGCGATTACAAAAAATTTGATAATGGTCAGCCAGGTCATGCCGCCTCCACAACCCTCATTTCGTAAGTGCTGCTTTTGCCATGCCAGAATGCCGGGCCTCCGAAGTTCTTGACTGCCTCATAATAGATTTTAGCCCGATGCAGCCGCATATTTTCAAGCACCCCGACCGAACCCTGCCCTTTTATGATTCGAACCATGTTGTCCCTGAGATTGAGGTCGGCATCGATTTTATCCTCCAACGTGACGCCCCAATGATATTGCCAGTCGTGTATCACGCATGCCGGTTTAACGGACAATCCATACATGGTGTCAGGAATCAAAAAATCTCCCAGGCCCCCAGGACCGCAGCCGCCGGCAATAGCTTTGATCATATCAGGCGTGGCATCGTGGAAGCAGCAAGGCTGTCGACCGTATTTCTCGGGAGCCCATAACGCAACCGGTATTTCATTAGTCAAAAATTTCATCGCCATAACCCCAAATTTGACCTTCGTCCACAACGTCATGCCGTACCTCCAAGAATCATGATTTGCTGATCCAACCACCATGTCATGAATTCTCTGTCTTTACTTTTTATAGGAGCAGCGACATCGAGATAGCCGATATAGGGACTGATTACCAACGCCCCGCCCGCTGCAATCATGGGGTTTGCCTTAAATACGTCCTTAATTAACAACACGACATTAGCACCGGTAACCACATTCTGCGAATTGACAGCGATCCGCAAACTACGAAGCACAGTCAACGCTTCTTCTTTGCTGTAGAGCTGCATATCGACGTTCGCAAAATTAGCAAGCATGATAATATCGCCCACTGTCTCTAATCGAAGATCATACCTGTGTGCTATATCACAGAGCAAAGAGTCCCCCGGCGCGAGATCGTCACAGACTGATTTCGGTTTTGGTAGCCCTAAAGTCGAGCACCCGAACAAAAGCACGACTATACCCACACATACCCACCATCGTTTCATTTCACACCTCCAATCAGATTAAAGATCGTTGATTCAAGCAGATGCTCCTCGACGTCCGGAAGCCTCCAAAAAAAATTAAGCCCGCTGCGCTTCTCGACATCGTCTATTGTCACAAGATACTTTTTCAGGTCTCCGGAAACCGCTTCCTGATCCATTATAAAGGCCGTCGCCCTTATGTCGTCGTCACTTTTTATCGCTACGATCTTCCAGAACCCGCTCGGGACCACATGAATCTCGTCCGCCCCGGGAAGCGACGGCATGTTCCGTTCGTATAACGGTCCAGTCATCACCCAGACGGTTCCGTATTTCTTGACTAGGCTACGTACCGAGCTTTCAAGAATAACCCACGGACCCCGATTAAGGCCCGCTTTCTGCGGTGCGATGTTACTGTAATAATTTACCTGAGACGCGAATCGCGACCCCTTAAAAGAACCCAAAGGCGCCAGGTGCCCTCTGTCGTACTGCAGCTGCTTTGAAGCCCCCCGGTAATCGTCCGGACTCGGCTCCAGGGTCACGGCTTCACATAGCCACGGGTCTGCCTTCCACTCGCGCTCCAGGTCAAGATCCCCCATGGTTTCGTGCGGCGTCAGCATATAGGAAACCCAGTCAGCAAACTTCGTAATGCTGTTGGCACTCAACACGTACAAATCTCGAAACAAAAGGCTGCTTGATTCAGGAGCCCCTAACGGAATACCAGCAATAAAATGCTTACTGTAAATTTCACCGGACCCGGCAATGCCGGGAACCAGCAACACGAAACATAAAATAGCGACAAACCATTTCATTCAGCGCACTCCTTTCGCTTAAACACAGTCTTATTTGCCAGCGCCAGAAGATTCTTCGCGGCCTTTTTACTAGTGCCATATTTTGTCACGGCGGCTTCGCAATCCTTCTGTTCAGCGAATAGCATAATCCTAACAATCATATTAAGAAGTCTCAGTGTCAGGTCCTCAAACTCTTTCACCCGTTGATCTTGAGCAACAAGTTCCTCTCTCACAATCTGCCGAATAACATCAGGATTCATTCTATTCTCCTCATAAAAACGGATCTACAAAAGCGCACACCCCTTTTCTTGTGCGAAATGGACGCACTTTAATATAGGCGTTCTGTCTGATAGCGTCCGCCCGAGTCTTGGTCTTAGAACCTCCCCCACTGGCCCCTATCGAATGCGTGTCATCAAGGCACATCTCAACATGAATTACACTGCCCGCATCGTTTTTCCAGAACACCAGGCAACCCTCATAGGGAGTCGTAACCATATTATCACTGAATTTTTCCAACAACTGTGCCGCCGTCCAATCCCCCTGTCTTGGCAACCTGCCGGCCGATTTCAGGCACTCTATGGCGTATCCGCTGCAATCAAACCCGGCCATCGGGTCATCGCCGCCCCACAAATACGGCTCCCCGTGAAACGACCAGGCCACTTTAAGCGCTATAGTTTTAGGTGTCATCACTGCGACGCCTTTCTTTAAAAGGTTGTCCCCTTAAAACTCTCCAGGTCATGTGGATCACTATAGCTGCAAAGCACGATACTGGAACTACCAGCCTAATAAACCAAATATCGGATGTAACAACATCAAAATATTCCGACATCCTTTCACAATTTCTAAGATACCGACTATAGGTCTGAATTGAATAAGTAAATGCTTGGCCAACGAATAATATCGTAACGTAAATATACACAGCGGAAGCATCCCGCATCTTAATCCACCACCACAGGAACAACCCGAATCCGTAAAAACAAATCAGGGCTCCGAATAAATACAGCCACATAACCCTGTCAAACATCACAAGCATTTTTCTTCTCCTTTTTTCGGGAACCGCAAAACCATTCTTCGTCCCCATCAAGTACCGCCCGCATCGCCTTCTCCATCCGCTTTTCGGTCATATTAACTTTTTCGACATCCAATCTTACCGGCAACAGGGCTTCCTTTATTTTTGTAAAAAGAAACATTTCCATCATTGATTGTTCCTCTGCTGCCCCTGATACACCATTACCTCAATCAGGGTAACCAGTTTTTCGAGTGTTGTGGTCTGTTTGTTCACCGCTAAAAAAATCTGAGATAATGAATCCGTTATAATTCTGTAGAGCAACCAAAAAACAACCAGAAAAATAATATAAACCGGATTGCCAATTAGCCTCGCTATTTCGATCAGCTTTTCTTCCACACTTCTCCTATGCGGTCGTCGTTGTAGTAGTGCTGCTACTCGTCGTCGTCGTCGCTTTCGTCTCAACCCGCGCTGCCAAGATAGCAAGCCTGCTGTCAATCGCCCTGAGTGCTTGAGAGAGTCGAAATGGCCACTGGCGGTCTCCGAATCCTATCTCGGGAAACCCATAGTTCTGCGTAAAGTCCCGCACAATATTGTAGTTTTGATATGTGGCGGTCGCTCCTACCCAGTTTGCAGTAAGCGTGATCTGCGTATCGCTGTCGACAGATGCGACTTGATAGTGAACATTGATGCCGTTCACCATGAACGAATCGCCGGTCGATATGTTTTTGAGCCATGAAGTGCCGTGACCCGTAACAACGTTCGATCCGCTGGTCACATCTACTGTTCCTGTCTGATATTGAGGCATTTCAGTATCCCTTTATTGAATCGTCATGCCGCCCGGCACAGCTATTACCGGAGCCCCGCCGGGGACTGGTGAGACTACCGCCCCCTTGGGACTACCCGGCCCGCCCGGGGAATCGTAATGAACCGTTATCACGTCATTGGCATCCCAAGAATCCCCGTCATAGCAGCCGACATAGACTGTGTTGTCGCCGGGAGAAAGCCCTGTTACCTCCGCCGTTAGACTATCAACCTCAGTACCATTTCCTGCATCCGGAGCAGACCCGATACGCCATTTGCACACAATGGGTCCTGCGTTTTGCGAATCAATTTGCCAGGTAAAGGCGAGTTCGGTATTTGAGGCTGCGACATTCTTGGGATCGCTATCCGTTAAAGTTACTGTCTGTCCACCCCGCAAATAGTGGGGGTAAACAAACGGACGATAGTAATAAGTAGAATCCCATTCGTATCCTCCTTCGCCATCACTGACAGCTTTATACATCACGCCATTGATGGGAGAGGTAGGAGCTATTCCAACATACCCTCCTATTGAGGAACAGGACTGAGTCGTAACCCAATACCCCATTCCAAGAATTTCTGGTGTAACCGCAGCCATCTGAGCTGCCGTCCCGCACCCGACTCCGCCACCGTTCCCCGTGGTCCCAGATCCGTCAAAAACTCCCGAACGCTGAATCCAAAAATCGACATTCAATGTAGGCTCAGATCCGGGGTAGCCGCTATTAAAAGAATAAAATCCCAGTCCATCGTCATTTAGATTTGCAAAATAATAGGTGTTATTAATATCTTCATCAACGGGATTGCTGGGATGTGACGGGCAACCTCCGCTGTCGTTCACAAAATCGTTATATAAGAGCGGATAAAAATTCCCAGTACCTTCTCTTTTATTAAAAAAAGCTATTATCCATGACCCCCGGTCATTCATTATCTGTGTAGAACCAGTACGCGATGGCGTGAAGTGGTTTCCATAAACTTCAGATACCATTCCGCCACAGCCCCATGTACTTGCGTCTCCGTGTTGATCGAATGCCGATTCTATGCTGGTTGAATCAAAATTTATGTCGTTATAACGAGCAACATATCCCTTGGTTCCCTGCCCACTATCAATGATACGGTCAGTAGCAGTGAAATCGTTATCCTCCACGAATATCTGATGGGAAGTTCCATATTCGTGTTGGTAATTTTCCCAATTTTCATCTTTACCGATGAACTGCATCAACTCGCCCGAACCACCTGAATAATCAAACGTATTCGAATAGATAACACCGTATACGGGAGATCCAGAAGTAGTTATTAAATAATCATCGACTGTCTGAGTAAACTGATTATCGTGTAAAGTCATCTGGGTAAATGGCGCTGCAGTGCCATTGTAGTACCAGATCATCCACCCGCCTGCGAAGTGAAAACCGGAGATGTCAACCGGAACATCAGACGATGGTGAAACCTTTATCCGTGATGTCGAGATGCTCGTGCCTCCGGTCAACGTAATAGTGCCGGAACCCCCGACAAGAGTCAGTTCTTTATCGATAACAAGCTGGGTCGACCATGTTTCACTGCCATCTTCAACGATAACCGTTTCACCAGCCGTCGCGTAATTCTGAATGGCGTCATTAACGCAATCATATGTAGCATCGTAAGTCGTCCAGGTGCCAGCTGGCGACTCAGTTGGGGTTCCGCCGCAGGCCGCAAACACTTGGGTTCGAACAAAAAGAAAAACTAATAGAATACAAAATATTTTCTTCATCAATTACAATCTCCCGGCATGTCGGCAGAATCAACTGCAATATGCTTAAAGTACATCCTAATTGCTGTAGCTTCCGTATAACCACTTGTTAGTGCTCCCCAATAATAGCGACCCATACCAATAGAACCAGTGAAATCCGTTGCAGCAAACTCAGGAGTCTCGCTTCCATTCAAATACAAATTTACCTCGTCACTTGTTTCGTTTGCTTCTAATTGCACGCGATACCAAGTGTCTTCCGATATAACAGTATCACCGGTTATGGGAGACATCGGAGATGAACCTTGAATATACAACTTAATGTTGCCACTTACGTTTATAAAGCTGAGCCTCACAGCCATTGACGACGCGGCGTTATTAAGAATCGTGTAAAAGGATTGTATGTCATTGGTAGGCAACGTAATTGAATCAAGATAAAACCAGAACTGCGTATTAGTAGTATATACGTCTGAAAGCGTTGGCAGCTTCCATAAAGTTTGATGATTGATAGCAGTTATATCTATTAATAATGCAAAACCACCAGCATCTTTGCATGGAAACGTGCCAGGGACCGGCTGTAGGGATACGTCGTCCCCGCTGGCTTCTACTGCCGCTCCTATATTCCAACACTTACTGCCGACAGCAGGGCTGTCATCACTGTCACACAGGCTCTTCCCATTAAAATCTTCGCATGCCAAATCACAATTACCGGGATACAGAATCGTGCAGTCGGTATCACCTAAGCAGTAATCTTCGACACCATTCGCACCCGGCGTACCCGGCCAGAACGCCAACGTCGTCGCTGGAATTAAGACAAATAAAATCGCTAATACTAATCCCCGTCTACCCATAATCCCCGCCTCCCAAATTCACGCCATTCGGTTGCTGATGTCGCGCATAGAGTTATCGATGTTTCAATTTCACCGTCTGAATCAATCGAATCTCCATTGGTGTCAGTTAACGTCGCGATTCGATCGGTCCCGTTCGGATCAATCGTAATTACAAGACCCTCAACATCTTTAATAGTAATGCAGCAAGTATTACCACCGGACACCGCTTCATCATGGAGGTTAATCAGCAGCGCATCATCGTCGCCTTCATTGGTTATAATCGATCCACAATCAGCGGCAGTCGTTGTATAAACATCGTCCGCATCAGTAGAGTCAATAGGTATATATTTGGTTCTCACCCCACCGATCAACAGATTACCATCTTCATCTATTATGGCCACGTAGTCGGCACCATCATATACTACCCAGTAATTAACAGTACCAGCAATACTTGCAGGGTCCCATCCAGCCGCTTCATTATCCGCATAATACCAAGTACCAGCAACGGGCGAGCCCGGAGCTGACGAACGAGCTGTGCCCGTGAAAGCGCCCGTAGTTAGTCCCGTGATCGTCCAGCTTTCATCAGATATTGCGCCGTCGCCGTCAGTATCCAATACTTGTAACAACGCATCCAATAATGCCTCAGTATGCAGCGTCAGGTTTGCAACAGCGTAAGATGTGAACAAAAATACAATCACGAATATGATCGGATGCGCCTTAAACAATTTAGCTAATTTTTTCATCATGCCACCCTTATGTATTCTCCGTCTGATCCTCGTACCGGGTTGCCGTTCGCATCTCTCAAGACATCGAGCGGCAACGTTGTCGTCGTTGTCGATGAATATGTTGAAGACGATGTAGTTGTGATTCCTCCCGTCTGTGTCGTACTCGTTGACGCTGTCGAACTTGTCGTACTGGTTGTACTCTCGGTCGAGCTGCTCGTCGTTGTCGAATGACTACTCGTCGTCGTGCTGCTGCTACTCGTACTCGTATGTGTCGACGTTGTCGTATGAGTCGTCGTGCTGCTAACCGTACTGCTCGTGGTCGATACGGTTGATGTCGATGACGCTGTGCTACTGGTCGTCGACATCGTGCTCGTTGTTGACTGTGTCGTTGCTCCAGGCTCAGTCGTTGACGTTGTGCTCGCAGTCGAGCTGGTCGTTGATACCGTGCTGGTTGTGCTCGCTGTGCTGCTTGTGGTCGACACGGTCGATGTCGACGACATCGTTGAGCTGGTCGTAGACGCTGTCGAACTGGTAGAACTGCTGCTGCTGCTGGTCGTCGTTGTGCTCGCTGTCGAGCTGGTCGTCGTCGAGCTGCTGGTCGTCGATGTCGTCGTCGCTGCTTTTGTCTCGGCTCTAAGCTCGATTTCTTTAATCCGTTGATCGATGTCCCGCAGCGTTACATTCCAGTGTTGCACCCAATCGACATCCCCATCATCGACTGTAAAAAAATCCTGACTGGTGATTCCGACATCATAAATCGAGTAGTACGGAGCTGTCGTTGTCGTCGTCGACGATGAAGATGTCGTCGTCGAAAACGTACTCGTGGTTGACGCAGTAGAACTTGTCGTCGTCGTAGAGCTTGTCGTCGTACTCGTAGTTGTTGAAGACGTTGTCGACATTACAGCGAATTCCAGTTATAAACAGTACCATTCGGTGTGTTCACAATGAAGGCTCCTTTTTGAGATGGAGCAATCACTTGTTTTACCGTGTTTTCAGAATCAACCGTTTGGGTACCCGTAGAATTAAAATACGTTCCCTCTGGAGGCAGTTTTCCCGTATCGTTCTCACTTATAACCAAATAAAGCGCTCCGATAATCAAAGCACCCGAATTAATGAGCGAACCAAGACGAAGACCAGAAGGATCAACAGGATCAAGAAGTTCCCTCATAACTTTCAAATACCCCCATAAACCTGTATAATACAAAACTAATTTTTTGTGATCGTACAGAGCAAGAGTACAGTAATCTGCGAGATCAATAAAAGCGTATCCATCAGCCTTGCTTATATAAATCGCATCTTCATCACTAACATATCCATGAATAATATGATTAGCAGCTTTCGCTTGTATCTGATATTTTCTATGAATACTCGACGCAAAGGGCCAGTTGACCCCTATCTCAAGCTCATTGTCTGCTGTCACTGCTGTTATCGGAAACGAGCAGTTGATTCCTTTGAGCTTGAAGCGATCTCCGACAGATACGTTCGTCAGCCACTCGGTTCCGTAGCCCGTTATCGTGTTCGACCCGTTCTGAACTTCTGCAAGACCAGTGCGGTACTGCATTTAAACTCCGTGTGTTGGAAGAAGTCCGTCGTTCAGCTTTTTCGCATCTTCTGCGAGCCGCTCTTTCTGTTTTTCAAGTTTTAAAGCTGTATTGAGTAACCCACGCAACATCTTCTGTGTTTTATCGGGCTCTTCTTTGAGTGCCGCTACGATAGCAACAAAGCCCTGTGCTATCGTTTGATTCGCATTCAGATCGTCACTCGCTTTTTGGTTGCGACTGCTCTCGATAGCCGCTTGAATTCGAATATGATCCGTCTGATGCTCGCAGAGTTTTTGATAAACAGCTCTAAACACACACAAATCGTATTCAGAACCCTCGACTTTTGCGCCGTTCCTGAACTGCGCAAGCGATTCAAGCAGCCCACAACGCGCTTTTTTTGTTTTACAGATTCCGTCACACAACATGATTGCCCTCCATCTATCAGATTGCACCTCTACGCTTTCGTTACGATTATGCCGACTGCGGCGTACGGTCGCCACGTTGCAGCGGTTGCACCCCCGCCGGTAGCCCCTGTACCACTATAACCCGTATAGGACCCTGAGCCTTCCTCGCTGGTGTATAGATCATCAAAATGCGTTTGAGCATCTTCACTGGGAGTATCTGGTAAGATCACCTTTCCAAGACCGTTCTTATCATCAAGAATTGTCAATGAATCCAAATTGGTTGCGACACCACTTGAATTGTGGCTCTGGTCATGGCTGCCACTGTTGCTCTCATACCACTTATGTACGTGGTCATAACCAGTATGCCGGTGATTCGGGCCTGTATGCGTGTGGTTGGGTTGCGTCCATGTCCCCGCTGACGTACCCCCTGTCGTGTTGTACGCATTGCTGCCGCCCTTGGTAGCGAGCACACGATCAGTTACAGCAACGATGCTCCACCCGGTCGGCGCTGTATTTTCGTACAGCCAGAGCTTCCTGCCGGTTGCGAAGAAGTTGTTAACTTTGTAATCGAGCGAAGCCGTCACGGCAGAGCTGTTAATACCGACTTTTGCTTCGAGCGCTTCGATAGCGTCTTGAAGATCGTTGATGTCGACCGCCATCACATCATCGACATTATCGGTCTTAGATGAAAACGAATCGAGACTTGTTGGAAAGTTTATCGCCATTGGGCTCCCCCTTTAAAATGTCGGTTCCCCAAATATGTCCACCAGCTCTTGGATCGTCGACTGATTAAAAACGTTCTGGTAATACCCGCGCACTTGCCCCGCGATCCAGTTTTTCAGTATGCTCTCGACATATACGCGGGGCGACACTCCGTTCTTATTTGCAATCGCTACTATCGCCGCTGCCTCTCTGTCATCGACTGTTATAACGTATTCAGCCATTGTGTCTCCTTACGCGTCCGCCCACGTACCGGGCGTTCCTGCTACCGTACACTTTCTCAGCACACCGTTTACCATGCAGATGTCACCGACTTCGGCAGCGCCCGTCGGATCGGATGTGCGTTCAAAGAAATGAAAATCGCCGACCGTCTGCTCGGCTGCAATATAAAAAGGTACCGTGTGCGCAGAATGGTGAATGTACGCAACCGCACCGGTTCCGTAGTGCGTTCCGTCACCGTACTTGAACGTCCCGTATTTCCCTACCGCGCTTGTGACGTGCAGCGTAATGCCGTCAGAATTGATAATCACCCGCTTCCCGGTCGGCGCTGTCTGAAGCACGCTGCCCGTAATCGTCATACCGTTTATAATACCAGCCGTGATCTTCTCGGCTGCTACGTTCCCGACGTGCTCATCTAAGACAGCGAGCTTTTCGATATATGCTGAACCGATAACTTGGTTGGCGTTCGAATGCCAAGCGAGGTCGTGAACCCCTTCTATGTTGACAGCGATTATAAAATCACCATCGCTTAGCGTTGGGTTCGTATCTGAAAACGAATAAGCCGTGTCGCCGTTCACCCAATAAACATACTTGTTAGCTGTGCTGCCCGCTTCAATCGAATACGCAGCGCCGCCATAATAAAGCGTGTGTGCTGTATATGAAATCTGCCCTGAAGAAGGATCGTTGTCGGACCAGGAATCACCCTCAAGCATCGGTATGTTGAGCCACAGCTTCGACGCATGCAGCGCAAAATCGTTGATGTCGGTAGCTTGAACGTCAATCGTGAGCGTCTGCGCGTTCGCTGTCGCTGCAGTCATCGACTCTGCGCCGAACGAATCAACCGCGAGCACTTCTATATAAATGTACGCTTGACCGTCGAACGAAATCTGCTCAGCGTCAGTAAGGTTTCTGTTTACCTGCGTACTCGGAGTTGTCTGCCAGGCGCCCCACGAATTGGTGCCGACTTTCAAGCGGTACTTATAATGATCGAAGTCTTTATCGGTGTTCGAAGACCAGTAGAATGTGACTCCCCGAATGAACGCTTCTGCGATGAGACCTGACACATTGTCGGGAAGCGCATTGACAAACGTTTCCTGATCCGCTGTAGCTGAGAACTGATTAAAAGCATCTTGCGCCCATACTTTCACAACTATCGTTGATGCGAGCGCTCCATCTTCAAGGTTCATATCATACGAATAGACGAACTGCGGATCGGTCACATAAACTGTTCTGCGCTCGTTCAGGCTACCGTCATAAATCGTAACTTTATAATTCTTTATATCGGGATTGTCCGAAGCAAACCACGTAAGATCGATGTCACGAGTATTGAAAGCTGACGTACTTCCGGTAGAAGCGATGCGAAGACCCGTAATATTGTCGGGAGCGGGATTCGTCACACTAAGCACTGCGGGCTCTTCACTAACACGACCGTAATTGTCTGTTGCCCACACTTTAATTGTCAGCGCAGCAGCGGGAGTACCGCCACCGTCAACTGTATTGTTCGCGTACGTATAATTATAATAATTGACATCGAGCGACTCTTCTCTACGCACTGTCAAATCAGGATTAAGAATCTGAATCTTATACGTCGACGGAACATTCGTAATAAGAGTGCCCGCACCCTCTTGTTCGTCTCCCGCAGCTTCAGGGAACGTAAAGCTCGCAATCGCCCATTCAAGCTGAAGGTCTTTCTCAAGCCATGTGGTAGCGGCACCCCTACCCACAATGGCAATCGCCGACACGGTTGGTATCGGAAACTCGGTCTTTCCATAACCGTAAAAGTTCGCTGTTACTGTCTCTCCGTAACCAGGATTATTCCTGCCCGAAACCGCAAAGTCGTAAGTCATGCCCGGATTCAAATAGCGCACATCGAACACTCTGTTTACCGCTTCACCTGCTTTAATCCAGTGATCTGTGCCCGTTTCTCTATAGAAAATATACCACTGAAGCGTCTCACCCCTCCAGGTAAGACGCATGATGCCCTGTCCACTCTCCCAGATTTCAGTTACAGCGAGATCCCGCACAAAAACGGTCGTCGGGTACGGCTCCTCCGCCGGCACCGTAACCGCATCGTCGTACACTTCGTCAACATACTCAAGCGCTTTGATCTTGCGCGTCTGATCTTTTGAACGAGAGATGTCTGAAACACGAAACTTCTTCGCGACATAATTGACAGCGCCGAACGAGTAAACATCATGCAGTGACGGCGTTGTAGTCCACGAACCCGTCAGCGTCAGCGTGTCAGTCGTCGTCTCGACACCGGGTGTCGTAATCGACTGCGTCTCAAGCTCATCGGTTCCGCTATGACGCACCAGAACTTGATAAGATGTGCCCGGTGTAAGCGTCACTTCACGATCTAAAACAACCGTATTCGATGTCGCTGATACGATACGTCCCGAATAGCCCCACTGCGGAAGATCATGTGCAACATAAATGACTTCACCTACACGACAGCCGAGCGCATCAACACCCACATCGAACTCAACCCTGCGCTTTAAATACTGATTACAGTTCAGCAAAAACTTGCCGTGCTTCAGCGCTGTCTCGCGGGACGTACAACCGAACAGCGTTATTGCTCGCTTGTTTTCATCAAGATCAGAATCAGAATCATACGTCGACGTTCGCAGCTCAAGCGTCTTTCGTTGATAGTTGTCTTCAGCATCAAAGAACGTCAATTCAAGACAATTGACCCGCTCTGCTTTCGACAAAAATACTTCTTTAAACGAATTCTCAACTATGTTGCCGTAAGAAAATAGCTGGACGGGTGACGACTGCTCATCTAAAATAACACCGAAGTCGGTTCCTTTCTGAACAACGCGTGCTCTACCAATCGTTTCAGGCCACGTCAGCATCTCCCGCAGGCCCGCCGCTGTATCGATGTATGCGTTAAACTCTCTCGAATTATCATCGCACGCGGTCGCCCATGCTAAAAAATCAGCATAGACCATTCTTGAAGGACTGACACCCCCACCGTATTCTTTATTAACGAGCATGTCATACGCTGCCCACGCAGGATTATTAGCGGCTTTCGTACGCCATCCCACGGCGGGCACCCACACATCAACTGTGCTGCGAGTCGCAAGCACTGATATAGCAGGCTCTTGCCCACTGAGTTGATCGGTTGCCATGCCTGAAATGGCAATCAGCGACATGCCTGGATATTCGAAATCATCGGGGATTACTTCTTGCAGAAACGCAAAGTAAGTATCAAAGTGATCTCGGCCACCGTACAGATGCGCGTACGATGCTGCGTAGCGTATTCGCACATCATACTCACCAGGCGTCAAATCACTAACTCTGAAAACATGAACACCCGGAGTAGCAGTTGCAGCCTGAATTAAAAACCCATACAACTCTGTACCGTTCCAGGTCCCGTATTGATATGTTGAATAACCGGGAAAGTCGGTCCACTCAGCGTCGCCCACTTTTCGATATTGAATATGCAACCAAACTGCACATATCCCCATGCCTCCCGAATCATTTGAATAGTAAAGCCCCGACGGAAAAGATACACCGACAACGAGACCTTCAACAGAATTACCACTCGTGCGCTGGGCAACGCTCCAGTCACCGTTTAACGGCACACGCGTCCCTACGGAGGTCTCTGTTATCGTATCTCTAAAACGATAACAGGGTTGCTGCGTATTAGTACCGAGCCGCTTCGTTGCAGAAACCCACTCATAATTTTCCATCGGATTATTGTTGATTTCTACCGACTCGATGCTGTCAACGGGATGGTCCGCAACAGACAACAAAAGGTTCAAAAGCTCTTTCGTCGTAACATTCCACGCCGCATCTCCTTCAATATTGACCGACACATGACGAGCAATTATGGGCGAAAAAACGCGGTGTGTTCCGTATAAGATCGGAATTGGGTAGCCCTCAACATCACGGTTAAACCCTGCTCCCCATCCGTAAGTCGGTGAATCTCCTTGCTCAGATTCATCGGGCGTTGTCGGTGGTAAAATCGCATTTACGAGAAGCGTACCCCCAAGTGCTATCGCCGCGCCCAGTATCGCTGCCCCGGCCGTTCCTTCTCCAATCGCCCCTATTCCGAAATACGCACCTGCACCACCGTAAGAAACGTATGTAGCAATAATAATAACCGCGAGCATTGCTATCGTGCGCAGCGCATTATCGCTATCACCACCAGCCGGCATCAAGCAGAACACAAGATTGTCACCCGGGGTCGGCGTAACTCCGTCTTCAACTCCGATGCGTTTTCCATTCAAACAGACTTCAACATCGAGGTCTTTGGGTATTAATGGAAAGATTTCTTTGATATATGACCGCACATCGCTTCCCGTATAATCGAGGAACCGAACCATACGAGAATCGTCATCGTGCGGTCGAAACGGGTTTGTAACCGCAGTTACCCAAACCTTATCTTTCGGTATGTCATCAAGACGCATCAACATAACGATAAAAGCCTTCGATTTTATTCTTAAAAAATGGATGATCCAGTCGTTCGCGCAGCAGGTTCCTCCACGACATTGAATGAAAGAAATAACCATCGCCGACATAGGCGCCCACATGGCTGCAAACAGTCGGCAAATTACTGTCGAGCCCTCTAAACACAACAACGCATGGTGCTTCCGGTTCTTTTATCTTTTCCCACACAAACCGCTGAGCATCAATCTGGCGTCCGATACCGCTCGTATCGTAGCAAGAAATAAAGAAATCAGGCAGCGTAATACCGAACTTTTCATACACGAGCCGCACTGCTCCCCAACAATCAGCACCCATCTTGCTCCTGCCTCTATTAACAAAGGGAATACCAATCAGATCGTCAAAATCAGACATACAGACCGCGTCTACCGACACCGGGGGCACCTCCAAAATGTTGTGAGTTTTTACGCTCTCGACAGTCTGCGAGCGTTCGGTTGCAATTCGGATATTTAAAACTTTTTACATACCCGCTCATCGCAAGCGCATGACCCGTGTTATATGACGACAGGCTATACTTATATCTAAAATCGACTTTCGCTCGCAGCGATAATTCCAGCGCATCGACAATAGTTGTTCGCGCAGCATTAGAATATATATTACAATAGAGCTTACCGTACGTACCAACTGTTTCGTCACGAGTAATCGTTACATAGCGATCTAAACCGTACGCAATTCCACCAGACTGGTGCACCGCCGCACTTCCGTAAAACTCATACAGTCGCAAATAAAGTGTCCCGCTCGCCACTATTGCATACAGACCAAGCGCTGGGGCTGACTCGGTATATAAGCCGTAAAAATTATTTATAGCGTTCGCAAGGCCCCACAAAAATACAATAGAGTCTTCAGCAGCTCCCGCATTAATTTTGAATTGAAACTGGTGTGAAAAATCACCGTAATAAAAATCAGAGCCCAAATCTCGATATACGTAAGCATTCTCATTTCTCTGCAAGCCTGAAAACGTCAACGTCTGCGCTGCAATCGTTATGCGACTATTGGGATCAACTTCAATGTCAGGCGAATCAACGTACTTATAAGGATTTGTCCACGGTGTATAAAGATACTGGCAGCGGGCACCGCCGTACCCGCCGGTCGGATACCGACAATAGTTTTTTAAAATTCGATTCTTGGGGAATCTCTGGTTGTAAGGATTCGAAGCACCCAACGTAAAATGCGCCCACAACGGATCGGCCGAAGCACCGATAACCTGCATGTTGGCTGTAAACTCAGGAGTAGAGTCAGCAAGATTGTCTGAATTAACAACATAAATCACAACATCAGAATCAACGACACCGTCTTCAGTCTCCATGTATGCCTGAATCGCCTTTGACGCATTACCGATACGAATCTCAAATTGCGGCACTTCGGCTTTCGAATCTTCAGGAATCTCGTCAATTTCAAACGGAAACGCTACCCACGTTGCTCCCGCCCACCATGTGTTGGTATTATCGCTGCTAAGCCGCAAGATCGTATTATCAGGCAGCGTGATCTTTAGCAGCACGATGAACACACTCGTTCTCGCGAGCTTATTTTTCTCTACGATTGCAACTGTTGATAATGTCATATTTCCTCTAACCGAAGACCATCAAGCTCCACATAATCGGTTCCAATCGGTATCGCTTCAGGAAGCGCATCATCGACAAAACCTACTGAATACGTAGCGCCCGTTATTGTATGTTCCCAGTTGAATGATCCCCCTTGATTGGTATTAAAAAACGCCACCAGCGTGTCGTAATCCGTCCGCGATAACGACGGCCAGCCAAGGGTGAACGCCCGCTTCATCTGGGTGGCCGCCGGACCGCTCTGATTATAGCCAGCCTCAAACGGCGTCCGAATCTGGCGCTTTCGCGGAACCTCTTTAAACCGCCTCCAGTCTGATTTTTGTATGCTTGGCCAGTCCGCCATGACCCTACCTCCCTACCATCGCCAGCCTGTCCCTGAGGCCGTCCTTATTCCTGTCGATCGCGTCCATCACGACTGATATAATCATCCCCGAAGCGTCGACTTTCGTTTCAGCCTTCGCGGTCGCCTGCACTCCGGTTTTATTTTCGACCTTTACCGTAACGTTCGGAGATCCAGGCGCCCGGCCGGGGCTCACGTACTCGGGTCTCTTTTCAGCGATATTGTAAATCCTGCCGGTCGAAGCCCCGATGCCGGTCACCGGCTCGTTGATCCACCCCCCGTATTGGCGGCCCCTCGGAGGAGCATACACCCCTTCGCCAACCAAATTCGGCTGCGCCTGATAATTGTCGTAAATATTGCCGGCAACTTTACCGATACCTTTAATCGCACCCATGACAGCGTTAAGCATAAGCTGACGCGCTATCATACGAGTAATCCACTTTATTGTGTCAACCGCAAACTCCCTGAAAGCATCCCCGGCGCTCTTGGTACCCTCAATCATCGAATCGAACACCGTAGCAAACCCGTCCGACAGCACCGTGGCTATATTGGTACCAATATCGATCCACACATCTCCCCAGGTACTCGCATCTATCTTGCTGCGCTCAAGGCCGTACTTTAACTGATCGAGCCAGTCTCCCGAGATCCGGGCCTGCTCCCGATAATACTCCTCGTCCTCGACACGACCGGCATCGTGCAGAATCTTAAGCCGCTCTAAATATTGCTGCTGGGTAATAAGCCCTATTTCAAGCTCTTTTTTGGAACGATCCTCGATATAATCCAGAAACTTTTTCGTATCTTCCTGATAAAACTTGCCCCTAATCATCGCAAGCTCTCTGAAAAGACTTCGATCAGCCTCCGCTATAATCGGTGCAGTTTTTTCAGCTGTTAGTTCCTGCTCCCTGGCGTACTCGTGTATTTTTTTGATAAGCGCATCATAGCCTTCCTCGGCTTTTTTAATCGCAGCCTCTTCCCCGACAAGCTCGGGCTCTCCCATCTCACGAATATCTTTTAAAATATCATCAAGCTGCTCTTTCGCTTTTCGGGCCGCTTCTTCGTCCTTGTCGATATATTTCTGATGGATCGCTGTAATGGCAAGATAGGCTGCTTCCTCTATATCAGTAAGCCGGTCAGTAAGATCTTTTCTGGATTTAATTATGCCGTCGTCATACTGAGCGTAAGCCTTGCGCTCAAGCTCGTCGCGCTTGCTTTCGATACGCCTTATTTCACGGTCTTCCCGCTCCGCACTGGCGCTCTCCAGGTCTTCAATAGCATCCACCAAATCCTGGTACGCGTCCCTCTGTTTTTGAAGCGCATCGGTGGTTGCTTTTATTTTACGCTGCCGCCCTGCCTGCTCGATTTCTTGTCTCTTAGCAGCTTTTTCGGCTTCACTAATCGCTTCTCCCGCCTCGTTTTTCATTAAATCAACATCAGCCAGCCGGTCGGCCATTTCGTTGTCGATCGCTACCAGCTGCGCAGCAAGGGCAGCCTTGCTGGCCTTTGCAACAAACAGGGCGATACGCTGCTGGGCCTGACGAGATTTTTTATCGACCTCGTTCATCATCCGAATAAATTCTTCTAAATAGGCGAGTCTTATTTTATTAAGCTCGGCCTCAATGCCTTTTCCGAAAAGCCCTTTTTTGCGAAAATCTTCCCGCTGTTTATCGATCTCCTTGTTCATCTTTTCAACTTGATCGATAAAATTTCTGAGATTCTCATAATCCGGTTTTTCCATTAAGGAATCATAGAGCTCTAAAAAGCGCGCTCCGAGCGGCTCATCTATTTCAGAAATCGCCATCAGTTGCTGCCTGAAAAAGTCAAGCGGCGTTCCGGTCCTTTCAGCGATCACCCGCACATCCGTAATGATGTCTTGATATTTCTTATGAATCCCCTCCACTATCCGATCTACGTCTTTTAGCCCTTTGGTCTCGGCTTTCAATAGTGCTTCGATTTCTTCTTTCGTACCGTAAATAATATCAGTGCGGCCCGGCAATTCTCGCAGGGCATCGGCAATATCCGGAATTACCGACTCAAGCGCATCCTTTTGCAAATCGATCAGCGCCAGTTGCTGGTCGGTCTGCTCTTTCATTTCCATGGCCCCGCGCCTTTGGGCCTGCAGAATACTGCGATAAAACCCATGGGCGGACCGCGTCAGTTTTTCAAGGCTTCTGGTATAGCCGTTATACATATTTATATATTCTTGAAGACGCTCTTTTTTGCGCTTTCCTATAAGCTCATCGAGAGCCCTGCCCTGATCCCTGAAAGAATTCGTCGCCAGGCTGACGGACTTAGCAAGCTCCGGATATTCGGCAATCATACGCCTTAAAATCTGGCCATATTCATCGGTTCCCGATTTGTTATCATCAAGCTCCTTTTTAAACTTTATGAGCTGACTGATTTCCTTGTCCCTCTGAACAATCATTTTTTCAGACCGCTGCGCCAGGCTGTAGTACCACTTGTCGTAGGATTTAAAAGCGATGATTATTCCCGTTACCAGCGCTACGATCCCGAAACCCTGAAATGCCGTAAAAAAATTTTTAAGCGCATTTTTGAGACCCTTTAAAGAAAGGGTGGTCGTCATCATAACGCCGTTTACTTTGGCAAATTCTTTCACCCAGGCAACCGACATTTTTGTTGTAGCCGCAAGAGTCTGAAATACTAAATATCTAAATGCCGTTCTTAAAAGCGCCAAAGCAGCTGTGAGAGCCAACGTCGATACGATCGCCTGGGCAAACGGATTATTAAGAACCGTTATTAAAACATCCACAACCCCCCGGGCCGCCTTTAACAGCGCTTCAAAAGCCGGTACTAACGATTGCCCGATAGTGATCCCCAAGTCCCCCAATTTATCTCGCAGATTCTTGGCAAGAACCTCTAGCCCTTCCATCTGCTTTTCGGCCATCTCGGCTGCTATCCCGGAGCGGGTTACCCAGCGGTACATCTTCTCAAACCCTTCCGGCCCCGCCTGGGCAAGCACCGCTGCAACCGACGCTCCGCGCAGCCCGAACAGCTGAAACGCTCTTGCCGCCCGCTCTGTTTCAGATACGTTTTCACCGAGAACCTTACTAAGCTCCTGAATAACCCCCTTAAAATCTTTAAAGTTTTTTAATTTTCCAAGATCAGCACCGGCAGCCCGAAACGCAAGCCGCAGCTTCTCGGTCGGCGCAACCAGGCGAGCGACCACTTGCCTAAACCCGGTGCCAATCGTACTGGCCCGCAGACCGGCGTTCGCGAGCACCATGGCGGCCGACGCCGTCTGCTTTATATTCAATCCGGACTGGTATGCTATCGGACCCAAAAAGTTAAACGCGGTCCGGAGTTTATCGATGGTGAGCTTGGATTTATTGACCGCGCTGGCAAAAACATCTGCAACCATTGTCGCGTCCGACGATTCCAGCTTGAACACTCGCAGCGCCGACGTAACCAGATCGGCTGTAGTCGCCATGTCGGACAGCGTTCCGGTCGCAAGGTTCGCCACTGCGCCCAGCACGTCCATGGTTTCCGAAGCGCTCAACCCCGCCTGTCCCAGCACAACCGCCGCGTCCGATACCTCTTTAACGGAATACTTAGTTGTTCTTGCAACCTCACGGATTTCTTCACCGAGCGCCTGGGCTTGCCCCTCGCTCGCACTTGTAATCGCCTGCAAGTTTTTTATAGCCTGATGAAATCCGAACGTCGCCTCCTGGCCCGCTTTCATTGCTCGAATAACGCCGAAGATCGCGCCGGCCGCAAGACCGTAGGCCGCCGTTACCTTCATGGCCGCCGTAAGGCGCTCAAACCCGCCGCGCACGCGCCCGATCTGCCTACCCATCCATTCCTGCTGCTGCCCAAGCTCTTTTGTAGCAGCCGTCGCCTTCTTCATGGGCGCGACAGACCCGCCGATAGCGGTATTCAGACCGCTTAATATGAATTTTAGATCGCGAACTGCTTTTCTAAAGGTAGGATCAAGATTGCCCGTAAACAGGGTACCGAGGGATAGGGTTCTGTCTGCTCTGATCGCCATAGGGCGCTCCTTATAACTTGGTTTTCCCGCCTAATCGCCCCATGTGAAAGTCTTTCATTTCCTGAGTCGCCTTCTTTTTCTCGGCGCTGCTCAGTTTTCGATATTCGGCGGGATCCTTAAATGCAAATTGTTCTCCGGGCTTTTCAGCCTTGCTGTCATCAATTTTGGCCCCCATTAGAGCTGCCAGTATTTTGAACTGGGCGTACTGCCGCTCCATCGCATGTCGATAAAGCTCTATTATTTGCTCTCTGGTAAGCCCTCCTTCTTTGAAGTTTCTTCGGTAACAGTCGGTGAGGGTGTATCCGTATCGCTCGCAGACGGTGGTAACGGCCTCCCCGAAAGAAACAGACTCCCGATCTTTTCGAAGAGGCTCTTGGAGTTTTTTAAGACGCTCGCAAAATTCATCTCATACACCAGCTCCGCAAGCTCCAGGGCCTGTACGTTCGTTAGTTCTTTCATGACCGTCCCCGGCTTTTCGTCCAGGGCTGTCAGTTCAATGAATTTTGGCAGATTGTCCCGAACCAGTTCCACGATGAACCCCACCACGGCGATGTCATCGTCGCTACCGTGCTCCGTAAAAAACTTCGTGATTGCCTGTGAAATCATTTCGCTCATCTCAATTTGAGACCCAAGCGAAAGCGGATAAATCTTAATTTTCCGCAGGCTGCGAATACCGATTTCGAAATCCGCAACCTGCGGATTGAGTTTGTCTTGTTCCGGCATATTAACTGTCTCCAGTTTTACTAAGTAGTTGTGGTTGTGGTTGTAGAAGTGGTGGTCTGAGTACCATCATCCCAAACAACCTTGCCCAGCGGAGCGCTGTCCCAGGCAACCGAACCGCCTGAAACACTGCTGTCAGCCCGTTTTGCTTCAATCGAAATCGGGATCGAAGCAGGTTCTTCCGCTGCAAAATCCATCTCAATGGACGCGACCACTTGAGCTCGCGGAAATATAATGGTCATCGTGTTGGTTCCGTCCGGATAGGTATAAACCGCTTCCATACGGATATACGCCGGAGTTGCCATATTCCCGAAAGGAATGGTCCCCAGATGCGCGTCCGTATAACCGGTCGGGTCCAATCCGCGCGCGAGCGCGACGTTCTTGGGCGTGATTTCCTTGAACGCAAGCTCCATCATCGCCGCTTCCCGAAGCACGAAGATCGCATCCTCCAAAAGCGGAAATCCGGACTCCAGCTTGAAGTGCTCCACATTGCCGGTAAACTTGGTAGAGGCCAAGGCCCCCACCGAATGCGCCGCCGTCAGGATGGCACGCGATTGCCCTATATAACCAGCCGAAGCTGCAACTCGAATCTGTGCGAGACCTAACGCAACAGTTGTGGTGTCAAGAGTAGTGGGTCCAGTTCTTGTTGGCATATTTTCACCTCCCCTCTATTTTCGTTTTTGTTTCTGCCGGATTTTTGTCGTCTTCAACGATTGGTGGAAAAAACGTAATCAGATTAACATGCCCGCACGTCTTACGAAGGCACACCATCTTTACAGACCCGTGAATTGTCATCACGACTGGCGCCCTCCATGTTTTCTGATCCTCCTTTCTTTTAGCAATAAGATCGTTAATAACGGAATCGTGGTTATCAAACTCCTTCTTTTCAACGTTAACGAACCCCCAAAGCTCTGGAAACTCAGTAAGAAGCCTGACGACCTCAATCCAAAAAGCATCTCCTCTTAGTCCGCTTAATCGTTTTTTATAGTCTTCAAGCCGCCCTATCTCCCTGCCGTAGTTTTTAGGAAGACCGAAAACGAATTCAAAGCAGCCGTTCGGCAGCCTTCGTAAAAGCCGCTTTCCGCATTTTTCGCATGTAATCAGCATCCTGCTCATATCTTGCTCGCAAAATTCAGCCGAACGGTCAAAATCTTGTATTTCGTTTCATCAGGCGCATCGAGCTGCGGAGACTCGATTATGTCCGGATGAATCAATATTCCTCCCAACACGGTCCAGTCCCCTATGTTGGCGGCGCTCTTGTAAAACGTTATCCGCCGCATACCGTCTGTCATAGAAGTGTCCCGCAGATACCCCATCACCTTATCGACCAGCTGCGCGAGCTTAAAGCCCTCGTTGTCCTGACGAGTGCAGCAGTAAATGTCGATCACGCCCTCTGACATGTATCCACGAAACAGCGTCCCCCAGTCTATCGATACCCAGCGGTTGACCGCCGTAGCACCCTGAACCCGGGGAGTTGAAAGCGCTTTGTCAAACGTCAGCGGAATTCGCTCAACCGTTGATAGATTATCGACGAAATACCGCTTGATGCTGTCGCGGTAATTGGTTTCTCGGGCTGTCGAATCAAGCACCATCCTGCACTTCCTTATAAACCTGATCCATGGTCTTTAAAAACTGGTTCATGATATAATCGTGCGCCTGGACCGATTCTGGGTCGTTTTTGTCAAGGAGCACCTGACACATACTTAAAAAGTGAAGCAGCATACCGATCTGCTGGATGCTCATCTCCAGAGTAACGTAGATGTCTTTCGGCTCTATTTTGACAACCTTCATACCCACACCTGCTTAAGATAGTTAAGCGCTTCCTGACCCCTCTTTTCCCATTCCCCGGAAGCGGCATATTCGGTCGTCGTCGGATCAAAAATCGGTCTCGCCGGATGAATCCCGGCACCCCGGTACCACCCGCCGTACTCCATGACCTTCATATACATCGCAATTGGCTTGCGCTTGCCGCCGCCGTAAAACGATTTTCCGCCGGTATCCATCGCTTTATACGATATTCCGGCTACCCAGCCGCCCCCCTCTTTAAACGCCGCGATGTTCCTATAAAAATCGCCCGCCAGATAATGAAACCCCGGCCCCCTGAACCCGAACAATTTTGCTTTCCAGGCGGCGTATCGCGCTGAATACGGCTCATAAGGGCCGTGCTTTTGAGTCATTACATTGCGCCGCAAAAGGTGCGTAAAATCGACAGCGCACTTAAACTGCATGGTTTCGCCGTGCCGCGTTGCCGACATCAACGCCCGATCGGCCGCCCTTATGATACGCTTAATGTCGTTCGCACTCGGAATCACCTTAATGACAATCGGCAACGCACCCCTGATCGTCATCACATTTTTGCGTATGTTCGCCGGGCCAAAAAACCCGCTGGTGCTCTGTCGTGCCAAAGTCAGCATATATTCCTCGGATCTATCTCGCGCTTATCGCCTTTTGGAAGAACTCCCGGATGAAACCGATTGCCGCACTTTTCGCAAACAACGACATTATCATCAACAACGACCGCAGCCCCGCAATAAGGGCATCTTAGGCGGTGGTCGTTGTTGTTGATGATGTCGTCGTTGTGGTGGTAGTCGAGCATGGCGGCCTCGTGTCTTCTCCGACTTCGAGCATATCCACTTCCGCAAACCGGCGCTTCTTTATAACCTCGACTCGATAAAACTCAGATGATGAAAACCGAATACGGTCCAGGGGCTGAACCCCCCAACTTGACGGCAGGTATACCTCGTCCTCGCTGACACCGATGACGGCAAGCTCTTCGTCGGTCTCAAGATCGTTACCGAAAAGAGCCGCCGTAAAGAGCACGTCTGCATTGCCCTTTATCATCTGCCATCCGGTCGCCGTCCAGTAGGTGTCGGGATCGCGGGTGTCTACCGGACGCAGAATATCAACCTTCTTATTGGTCTTATACAGCACGCATCCGTACCGAATAACGGCATCTTCGAACATGTCCGGAGTCTTGTTCATGATAATGTAACGCTCTCCGGTAGTGTTCACCTCAATAATGTCGCCGGGAATCATAGCCGTGACGTAGGACATCATCGCCTCTAAAAAGAACTCCCTTATAAAAGGCTTGGTGACCTGCGCGTTCGGCTTTATCTGAATATATTCCCCGGTAACATTTCCGCTATCACGGATAATCGTAACCGAAGACCCAACTTCAGCAAGGACCTCAAGTATATCGGGACCGATGGTCATCAGTCGTTTTCTTTCGGACCAAATTCAACCAGCTGTTCTTCGTCGTATGTAATATCGATTCCGGTCTGTGGATCATAAGCAAACCCGGCGTCGATCTTCGTACCAAACATCCTGGAAGCGTCCACCCCGGCAAACTCGGCGGGGTTCTCCAGTACGGCTTTTTCAAAAGCCTCGTCCATCTCTTTGTAAAGTCTGGTAAAATGATCGAACCGGTGCTGCAGATTGATCTGCTCGAATTTAAACTTGTAGGCGCTCTCTGTGGCAAGATAAAAAAACAGGTGACGCTTGGCCCGGTTTTTCAACCAGTAAGCCTTAAAGTCCGTACCGACCGGCAATGTCCAGCCGGTCTCTCTGGACGCATCGTCTATTGAATTCTGAAAATCCGCATCTTCAAGTTTCGATGCAAGGCCCTTAACCTCCTGTTTCAACAGAATAAGAAGCTCTGTCCTGTCCATCTCACCACCTCGGTTTCTCGAAGGCTTCCAGTTCTCGTCTTAGGAGCCTTTTTAAAGCTGGGCGGGGGACCTCGTCCCCCACCCAGGTATCCAGTCCATGCTCCGAACCACGTTACGCGGTGGTTGTCGTGGTGGTAGAGCTTGAAGTGGTGGTTGTTGAAGTAGCGGATTCGCCGGCCGTAGCCTTGACATCCATGATGCAGGTAGCGTCCCGATGATAAAGAATCGGAAGCCCTTTATCCTGAACACGAATCCAGGTGCCGTCGGGATCCCAGTCGTCTTTCTTGTCGGTATACTGACCGTAATGCCGACCAAGTCCGAACGGAGCCTCCTTGTATTCCGCAATCGGCATTCCTTCCACCCGGGTTGCCAGCAGGACGAACTTGTCGCTCGGCATAAAATACTTCTGCATCGTGACAAAGTCCTCGGCAGCCTTGTACGAACTGGCGGGCGGGTTATCAACCTGAAGCCGACCGTTTACCGTATCAACCGCGATGATCCAACAATCCTCGTAGGTTCCGGCGCTTTGGTCGTTGAACCGCAGCTTTTCACCCACTGCAAAATCGGACGTATCATCAACGGAAATCCACGATGTACTGCCGCCTGTTACCGCCGCCGTCAACCAGGCCCGGATCTCGTATACTTCGTCGTAAACGACAAAGTTTTTGATGTCGAGAATGGCCCCGATCACTTGCGGATTGACACCGACGATCTCGTGCAGGTTCCCCTTATACAGATTGCCGTCTCCGAAGGCATTCTTTTGGAGAATCCCGCGAATGGTGGTGTCGTTCGCAAGATAGGTAAGGACGGTGGAATTACAGATTGCCAAGTCGACTATGCCCCCACAGTCTTCCCGAATGAGCCGCTTCGCATCCTGAATGTCCTTCATGATGTTTTTCGAAGTACCCGTATCCCAGTTGAGCGCTGCTGTCGCTTTTGAAACGATATGATCGCTGGGAATTGAGTAATCAACATCGGCCATGTAGCCACCGGTCCTCTGGTAGCTGAACGAGCCTGCGAACAACATCTTTGCAAACATCCATTCCTTGCGGCGATTTGACCGGTTTTTCAAGGTGGCCAGTTCGCGGGCAAGGCGCTGCTGCGCGGACAGATATTGTGCCTCTGTTCCCTCCTTACGAAGATTGTTCAAAAACTCTTCGTCGAAATACATTTTTTCTTTCCAGTATGCCGCCTCGGCAGAGTGCTGCGCGATGCCCAATGGAGAAGCAACGTGCGCAGGCGATCCCGGCGCGGCAAAGGGCGTCAGCCCACGTCCGCCTCGCTGGCTCTCCCACTTAATCGTGCTTGAGGGCGAAATGGACGACGGAAACAGGTTCATCAGCATCAGATTCGGCGGAGCCATAAATTTCTGCACAAACTTCTGAAGAACCTCAAGTTTTAATTCTGGAATATCAGCTGAACCTCTTGGCATATTAATCTCACCTCCTTCCTATCGTATTAGAATTAACTGACCAAAGCTGGACGCTGAGATGTCAGTTTGGGCCGCCGAATCAAGATTCGTTAGCATGCCCGCGTACAGAGCACAGTTGCCCCAGATTAGCTCAGCAACAGCACCCTTGGCGTTTACGCCCGTGCCGGTGTCAACGGATTTTTGCAGAATACCGACGCAGTCGGAATAATTGTTGGAAGAAACCCCGGCCTCGACACAAAGATACGCGTATCGAGCGGTTGTGAAAGCCGTTCCACCGATTGCCGCCGTAAAGGTAATCTTCGCCCGTTGCGGCTCGGAGGTCCGGTCAATCGCCGTGATGGCACCTTTGTTTTCAGCGCTGGTCGTATTGTCGTTAAGAACGACATCGTCACCCACCTGAAACTTGTAACTGTCGTTCATGGTGACATAAACGAACTTGTCGGTGGTGCCGGTATTTGCAACCAGATATGCTCTCCCCGGATGGTTCTCCACTCCGGTAAAGGTTGTCGGGTTGTACGGAACCAGCTTATCCTTTCCGCCGGTCGTCAGCGCCGAGATGTTCTTGGCCAAAGCCGTGCCCATTTCAAGCAACCCGTAACCAGCCTGCAGCGTGATCGGACATGTTAAAGCCGCCTCCGGATTGGAGTAATACAGCTTTTTGTAGTCCTTCTGCTGGCCATAAATCAAACCAGGAATATCCATACTATCTCACCTCCTCCCTCTTAATTTTTTTTCTGCCCGACCATGGACAGCAGGCTGTCGGCTACTTCATCATCCTGCTTATCGAGCTGCGATTCATCATCGCCGGTTTCGGTTTTTTTGCTAAAACTCATGCCCTTGACTGCTTGTACGGCACCCCGTTTTTCCCAGTCTGCGATTTCTTCATCAACCGCTTTCCCAAAAGCCTCTTTGTCAAAGACCCCGTCCTTGACAAACTTCGCGGCGGACACATGCTGCATGATCTTCTCATACAGGTCCTCGCGAATCTGACTGACAGCCAACTTCTCGGCCCAAATTCTGTCGGCTTCCAGCTTACGCTCCCGCTCATCCCGCAGGATGTCCTTCTTCTCCAGCTCGAGGATCTTGGTGTTTGCCGCGTCCAGATTGCTCGTCAGGCCGGTAATCTGGCCCGTCAGCTTATCCTTTTCGACATCAAACTCGGCCTTCATGGCCGCTTTAACCTCCTCTGACAACTTGGTTACCAATTCGGGGAAATCCGCTTTCAACTTTTCCAGTGTTAAATCCATCTTATCACCTCCCTCCTTTCCGCCTTTCTTAAACCTGATACTTTCAACTTCGACTTCGTCCGTCACTTCCTTCGAGAACGCCGTCGACTGGGTTTTGCTGTCCCATCCGAATACACACACAGAGGATTCCTGGAACAGGCATTCTCGCCAGATTGCTCCTGGGCCGCTTAAAGACAAACCGTTAAATTCGGAAGTTGCTCCTTCCTCTACCCATTCAATTCGCTTGGGTATTGCATACATGCTGGCCTGAAAAGGAAAACCCTCTTTAGCGGTTTTCCTAAATTCGCGACTTGCTTCAGTGTCAACGAACGAAACTGAATCCGGTGACAACTTCAGCGCCCCTTCCACAGTGGGTCTCTTCGAAAACCCGATCTTCCGATCAGTGTCGTGATTCTCAAGTATCGGATATTTGTCGCGATCAAACTTGATCCCCTTCAGGTCGATCCCCAGGCGCCCCCAGTACCAATGCCCCTCGATCAACCCGCCCGAATATACCGTCATCGCCATCTTTTCACTCTCGCCGTCGGCGGCCTCAAGCAGGTTCGCATGACAGCCGTGAGCGACAAGTCGCATGGCCCCTTTCGGAAGATTCAACTTTTCCATGACCTCCTCCATTGAAAATTTAGAGTTCGCAATCCTGATCGCTTTGCCCTCGCAATCGGAACCGCCTTCTTCCTGACATTGTTTCAGAACACCGTTGGCGATCGATACCCACTTTTTTTTCTGCTCGGTCGTGAGTCCCTTTTTATGTCTGTCGACATCACCAACTGTCCATGGCATGACTGCCTCCCCACATAAAAAAGGGGGCTCCTGTGACCGTGGCTGCCACGAAGCCCCCTGCTATGATCTCGCTCCGGTAGCGAAATCAGCTGTTTTTTTCAGACTTGCCCTTGTTAGCGCTGGCCTTTGGCTCCCCCTCCTGACGTTCCTGTATCGATTCAGCATCAACCGCGTAAACAAGCTCCGGATACCGGTTATCCTCGGTAGCCTTTCTGAGCCGCATCCTGCCATAACCACCCAGCCCCATGCGCCTTAGCACCTCTTCCTTCGAAACACCCAGCGTTTCGGTCACCGGCCCATGCTTGGTCCCAAGGAGCCCCTTGGCTCTTGATTCGAAATCGATCATCTCGGAAATCGGATAGATAATATCGACCAGCTGTTCCGGCGGCTTTCTGACCTTCTTAAAAATGGGTTCTTTGCTCTTGTCAAACCCCACAGCCTCCTCGACCAGATAAGAAGACTTAAACCCGTTGATGCTGCTCTTCAAAAAGAAAACGCTCGCCCAGAAATCGAACTTCAGGAACCGATCAAAATAAGCAATCTCGTCGGAAGTCCTGTCCGACATCGGCCCCCTGGAAGCCTTTACCGTCGCAAATGTTCCTTTCGCCGTTCCGGTCATCACGTCTTCCGGCTCATTAAGGCCGGAAGCCACCATTTGCAGGATGTCGGTGTCCTGCTCGCGGATGTTCGAAAGGTTCGGATTCTTAACCTCGACATCCATTCCAGGAGGAAGCACCAGCGCCCCTCCGGGCGTCTTTTTCTGCATGATGCCGGTTTTGCGACGCTCATCATCGGATAGCGACAACCAGGTTTTGAACGCCCTCGGGTCGGTGAACGTAAATACCCACAAATAAGCGCCGGCGGATTTCTTATGGTCGATCTCATACTTTTTCAGGTTTTCGTAATGATTCAACCACTCAATCGTAGTCCTTAGATACGAAACCGCCCGCCGGGTCATAAAACCCCGATCCCAGGACACGATAAACCGGTCATAGCCCCCGAACCGCTTATAAATCCTTTTACGGCTCCGAGCGTCCCGCTGGTACTTTCGATCGTAATCAGAATGACCCGATACAGACTCCACCAACTCGGGATAGCGGGCTACAAAAATGCTCGGGACCTGCTTCGAGATGTTGCCCATCCCGTCTGAAATATTGTAAAAGAGCGGCATACTCGCCTTGGTCGGGTGAAAAATAATACCGGAATCTTCATCACCCTTCGGACCAACTAAAGCCGGATCGACAAAATCAACCTCTACAAACCCATCGTCATGACAGGTCAGTAGTAAAAAAAGCTCGCCTTCTATAAAAGCCCGGCCCACGTACTTCGGCCAAAAATTGTACAACCGGTTGCGAGGGTCGTAGTAAGTGGCATCTATCTCGGATTGGATTTCTGGAATTTCAGATACGGTCTCAAAGCCCCAGCCGGTCAACCGACCGACAAGACCTCTTACCGCCGTGTTGATTTGAGGGTTGCGCTGAAACTTTTTCCAGCATACCTCCTGGAGGGCTTCGCGGGTCGCTCGTTCATCGTCTTTGTCTAACACCGACGCAAGAACGAACCCGTCTTCGTCTCTACGCCCATTTAACGCGGGATCATACTGCCAGGGCATCGAGAACTGAATAGCCTGAAGAACTTCATCAGGTATTTTTTCTAAAATGTCGGACGCGGCTTTCGACCTGTCCTCCAACCCGTCTGCCATCCATTGTCCCTTGCGTGGGTTATTTTGTCGGGGTAATAACAGACAGTTATCGGGTTGTCAAGCAAAAAAACACAACATGTTGTGTCTATCAGAAATAGACACACAATTTAATACATACCAACTACATCTTGATTCTGAAACATCGCACCAAAAAAATCACGGGTACGCCTCGCCCTGAAAGAGTCGGCCGTAATCAGACGGCCCCCGTAAATGCCCCATGCAAGCGAGTACACCGCATCATCCTGTATGCCACCTTTTCGGGCCTTTTCGGGGCTCCCGAACACTCTTGCGTCGGCATCATGGTCGAACGCCGAAAGCTCCTCGACCAAAATATCAGGCCCCCTTGATCCCGGCACCGACAACCTCGGAGCCTTGAACCGGCCAGTGTTGACCAGCTGATACAATTCCGTGAACGCCAACTTCTGACGGTCGTACGACGGCGAGACTGTTTCGAACGGTATCCCTTTTTCCTCACACCACTGCTCAAGGTCCCACACACCCCAGCGCTCGGCCGTCACCATATCGATGCCGTCATACTCGTTTTCTATGCGTGTCAGGTCGCCCTTTAAAAATTCGAGCGAGTGGTCGGCAATGTCCATCAGATACAGCAAAAAATAAACGTACATCGGAGCTGCCATAACATCGAGCTGGCCAGTCAGGCTGCCCGGCAGCCCTTTCGCAACCACTGTCAGGATCGTCCGCGCTCCGGTTGTCTTCTGGCCCGTCTTCATCGGATCAGCCCGGTCGACCCCTGCAAGAATTGCCCACTCAGTGTTGAGCATATTCCCAAGATAGTCCAGGCATTCGACCGGAGCCATTTTCGGCAGCCCGCTCTCCGTCACAAGTTTGTAAACCGATTCGACCGTCCACATCGATTTCTCGATCTCACCGACACGCTGGGACAGAATATAATCCGAACCCGAATCAACGCCGCTCGTGTCGTGCTCTTCTGCATCGTCAATCAGCTTGGTTTTTTCTTCAAGCAGCTTTATGATCCTGCTGTGATTGCCTACCCCGCCGTCAGCGCCCAGCATGCTGATACTTTCCACCATGGCAGGGGTAAACACCTTCGTCGCCCCGGCCGACCACAAATTCAGAAAGTAGCGCTCAAAATCACCAAGCAGAAACCGAGACCGATAAGATTCAAGCTGTTGCTGCGTGTTGTTCGGGTGCCAGTAATCGTCCTGAAGGCCGTCCCGGCTGCGACGGTATGAAAAAAACAGAGTAGGATCTTTTTTGTTAACCCAGGTCTCGTACAAATGATACAGGATATGGTCTTTGGCAGATACCGTAGAATCGATAATACCCAGGGCGTTCGGAACATTTCGCACGCTGCCGTCGATCTGCGAAAAGAACGTCGGGGATTTCATCTGAAATATTTCTGAAAACGAATATCCCGTAATGTTCGACACGATACCGCTAAAACTCGATATTGGCCTTATAAACGACACAATATTGCCGCTACCGTCACGAATTCTGAGCTCTTTTTCCCGAACATTGGGACGTTGAATTTTGGAAAGAAGTTCCGGAGAGTTTAAAATAATATCGCGGATAATATCGAAATGAACGAACTTGGTCTGATCCTTGCTGTTGGCACATAACATAATGGCCTGCTTGGGCCAGGTAAAAAACCGCCACACCTGAACCATGCAGGCCAAAAAACTTTTTGCCTCACCCCGGGGCCAGCAGAACACCAGCAGCCGGTACCGGAACCGCCCGTCCCGCATCTGAAGCGCGTCCATCATAACCTCTTTTTCGCGCTCCCATAAATCGCGGTACGACCGCCCCGTTAAAGGGTTCGGCCGCTTCGGCAGGTCGGCTATCGGAGTCCAGACCGCGTACTCAGAGCCTTCCGGATAAACCGGAACCCACACGGAGTCCTCGGCCCATTTTACAAACCCCTCGCCCCCGTTGCGATAGTCGCTCATGGCGACCAAATATCATGCAACCATCGTCGTGTCAATCGCAGCAACGTTCCAGCGCTTGCACCCGCAACCGACTCGCGGCGTACCGTTGCCGGTCCAGCCGTATTCAAAATACACCTTGTGCAGCTTGCCGCAGTACGGACAGCGGCACCATACCGATTCCCCAAGACCCTTGTTCCTCTGACGTCGCGTGCACCCACACTCATCGTTCATCGTCTCCCCTCCAGCCATTTTCGCAACGCCGACGGCGTTGTGTCATAGTCAGCAGAAATGTCCGCTATCGAGTCCCCTCTTTTTGTGCGCTCTAAAATCTCGTCCGCGTATTCATCGAACAATTCGGTATCGCTGTTGTCGCCGATCATGTCGGCATACCAGTCGTCTTTTTTCACCTCCTTTCTTTCCGGTTTTTCCTTGGGCCTGCCCACCCCCTTATACTTCTTCCCCGGCGACGGAACCCCTTTAAGATACCCGAACCCTTTTGCAAGATCGACAAGCCCGCTCTGATTCCATTCTTTCCGAATCGCCTCGATCGTAGTCCGAATTTCACCGTATATCGGATGAACCTTCTTTCCGACAACCGGGCGTTCCAGCATCAGCTCTTCCTTATACAGGCGCGCCAGTATCCGGTACAGCGGTATGATGTGAATCCCGATCCACTGCATCACAAACGGGTCGGGGCTGTTCTCGTATTTGTAGGCCAGCTCGAAGAACGGCTTCAGAACCGCGCCTAAAAAATACCGCTCCAGGCCGCAGCGATGCTCCCGCCCGTAAGGGCAGTCTTTTGAAACCGGACACTTATCGCCGCTGCACGGGCCGACATAATCCCAGAGCAAAACCTGCGTCTGACCAATCCTGCCCTTGCAGATCGGCAGCTTGGCAAGATACAGCCTATTTATCGTCCTTTTCGCCACCAGGGCCTCCCTCAACCGCTACCCGAACCCGCTCGATCCGGTAACCGTATTTTTCCATCGTCCCCCAGTCGGCTTCCTTGCCGGTTATCCGCCGGTACCCCGTCGTCATGGCGTTGCGCACATCAATCGGTGAATCTCCCACGGGACCGCAAATATTTCCCTCTTTGTTAAAAACAACGTACTTGACAAACGTCCTGCCCTGGCTGATCCACTTGATCCAACGGCCGCAGTTCTTGCAGAACGCCCCGATATGCGGACCTTTTTTACGCTTCTCGATTTCGACGTTCGCTTTACATGGTATGCAGTAATACACCTCATCGCTCATGCGTCCCTCCAATACGCGGGCGGTACCGTCACCGTCACCGTCGCCTCACCCTTCATGCGCCGCTCGATCTCGCAATACTTACAGCTCCAGCGTTCACAGCTCCCGTCGGCGTGCAGCTTTTTTAAAAGCCGTTCTTTTACCTCGTCCATCGCGTGCTGTTCTCCCTTAACCGCTTGTCGCCCTTTCTGCGGGCCGGTTGCGAGCCGCCGCGCCCCTTTATCAGAACTCCCAGGCGCTGCAGTTCGTAGGTCACCTGGCCCCGGCTGGTCTTCAGGCGCCGGGCCAGCTTCGCCAGCGACCCCAGCTCCAGATACAGCAGGTGGGTCGCCTGGCTGATATGCCCGTAACCCATCCGATTCGCAAGCTCAAGCCGCCGCTCGCGGTCGTCGTACCGGTAGCGCCGGTCAAACTCCCCGTAGTCGATCTTGCCGCCAGGCTCCCTTTCAAGAAGCGGCTTTACGATCCAGGTGCCCCTAAATTCCCACAGCAGCAACTCGTTTCCACTAACTGTCTGCTTCATTGCTTCCAGAGCGCGACCATCACGATAAAAAATACCGTTACGCAAAATATGGCAACGCTTCCCAATATCGCGGCAGGCCATGATATGTCCATTTTATCGCTCCTTTTTCTTGTTTTTTTCGAAAAAAACGTTACTTCTGATGCCGCTTCTGTCATAAATGTTAAACTTTCTGTCGTCAAACCGGTCTTTCTTGATATAACCGGACCAGTTTCCCTTCGAATCGTACGTTTTATAGGTGTCTTTGCGATACTTGTCCTTCACAATGTGGGTCTCGTCAACAGCCAGCAATATCACTATCGCTGCTGCAAGCAGTATTTTTCTCATTTATATGGCCCCTCCGTTATAATAAATACGCAGCTTAGCAGGCACCCACATCAACAGATACCCCTGCTGCTCCCAGTGCCAGCGCTCAATATAATATTTCAGGGTCTTCATCTCCGCCATCCACCGGTACCAGCACCAGATGACCGTGCTTCTTATTTTCCCACCGCACTCCCTTGCCCTTCTTTCTAAACTCGCTTGCCTTGGGACACGTCGCCCAGTGCGCCGTGTATCCGTCCTCTACCGACACCCAACACGGCAGGTTCCTTATCTCCACCAGCACCTTTCTCGGCTCCACGTCCACCGGTATCGGCTTTCCGCCTACCGTCTTAAACCACCGGATGAGCGCCCCGCAACCCCTGCACTTAGGCATCCTTTGCCTCCCTCACCGCGTCAACAGTTAACCGTGCCTCGATCGTACAGTATTTGCAATTCGCGACATAAGTGCTGCAGCTTCCCACCGGGTTCCCGCTGCACCGGCAGATCGTATGCACGTGCCGCTCGATCTCTTCCATGCTCATGCCGCTGACCACCCCGGGGATGTGACAATAGTTGCCCCGTTTTCTCATATATTGCTTTTTTACGGAAGAGCCGCCCCGCAACCTGCAAACCCCTCGAACAAACGCCTCACAATCCCCGCAGCGCATCCGGTTCGTCATACATCCCCCCTGTAGTCGATGTGCTCGACGATGTGCTCGACGATGTGCTCGACGATGTGCTCGACTCCGACACACCCCGCATGCGCCGCTCGATAGCGCAATACTTGCACGCATCCCCCCGCCGCAACAGCAAACACTTGCCCTCGGCGTGCACCATCCGCATCACCAGATCGTCGTCCATCGCGTTGATCTGCTCCACCGCCAAACCCAGCGGACACACATCACAACCCGCCACTAAAAACAACTTACACCACTTTGGCGGCGCTACCCAAAACCGACACCCTACTCCTGAGCAACCGACTGCGCAACTCATGACGACTCCCTCACCCTCAATCTTAACTCCGCCATCAAAGCCAAAAACTCCGCCTCCGGCAACTCCCCTACCCTCAACCACTGCTCATTCCCCACCCGGTCCAGCCGCATCGCTGCCCCGCGCAGCTCAACCGTTAACGATACAAAATCGTCCGGCGCTGAATCGATCCTTAAATTCGTTACTAAATCCGAAATGTCCACGCCCTTTACAAATAACCGCATCCCCACCAGCGGCCCTACATCGTACGCCGTCGATGCCATTAGACCTCCATAAACGGATATGCTTTTGCCGTGTTGATTAATCGGATTTAGCCCTGCGGTTCCATCTATAGATAGCTTTTCTTTTTGGTCGGTTGTCAGAGTAAGCGGTAACTTCTGGTCTTGAATAACATTTCCTGTTTTCACAACGTATCATGGCCCAAGCATCTCCCTCATCTTCTGGATATATTGGATATATTCTAACTGGAACAACCCCACAAAACGGACACGGTTTAAGTTGATGTTGTCGCATTTTATATCCTCTTTATCGCTTGGGGTGAACCCTTTGTATATCGTTCGTGAAATAAATGCTGGATGCGTTCAGGCCACACAGTCTGAAATCTCCTCTAGATCAGGCCACTTACAACCCTCGGGCCTGCGCGCGCTGGCGTGTGATTATCTATATATCAAAGCTCAATACAAAGCAAGAGGTTTGATTCGAATTATACGGAAAAAAATTGCGGCGAGGTCCCCGCAACATGAATGAGGCCGGGGGTCCTCAGATTTTTTGGGGGGGGTGTGTACCACATCGTGGTGCTACACTATATGTAGTAAACAAAACCACATTGTTTGTAGTACCACATTGTTACATAATAGCTTATTAGTAATAGTTACTAATAGTATTAGTTGGAGCGGCATTTTGAACTTTATAGAGTATTAAGTCAACCCCTTCGGTCAACCCCTTCGGTCAACCCCTTCGGTCAACCCCTATATGCACAACTCGTTATTTTGACAACCCATAGAGCTAAAAGACCGCTTGACCCCTTCGATATTGTAAGCGGTTGTCAATTCTTATTGCAAGTTATTCCTAATAAACAAAATCCCTGCAAACCCTTTATACACAAGGGTTTGAATTTAAAGACAGCGCAGCTACGCGGGTTTACAAGGTCAATATCCGATTTTAAGCGGTTACAGCCGATTTTAAGCGGTTACAGCCGATTAATACTAAAAAACGATATATGCTTAAAATTAGCTGTAATGCTCTACGTTTGACGTTCTAAAAAAATGCATGTTGCCCTACACGCCAAAATTAAGATCCCTTAAAATCGACATAAGACCCCTTGTGGTGGTTGCTCAGGGGTCAAGCTGGTGGTTGCTCAGGGGTCAAGCTGGTGGTTGCTCAGGGGTCAAGCTGGTGGTTGCTCAGGGGTCCGGCTGGTGGTTGCTC